GCGAAGGCGCCTCGCGGAGTCCCCGTCACGGACACGGGAAGCGACGAGATGAACGTCGACGGCGGCGCAGACACCGGCCCGCCGTTTCTGGCGGAGCCAGCCACCGTTCCGGTGATGAGGTAGTCGCCGACAGTCACAGTGTCGTGGGTGCTGCCCAGCACACGCACATCCACGATGGCGCCAGAGCCGATCAGTGCAACAACACCCCAATCACCGTCACCAATCCCCTCCATGGCAACGCCGACAAGGTCGCAGTCCTTCTCAACGGTCGTCGTGGAGAAGCCGCGCTCGCTGGCATCCGAGCGGGTCAGGATGTCGCCCTTGAGGACGGCCGCGCCAGACTCGTTCTTCATCAGGGCGCACCAGGCGTCAGGGTGCCAGCCTCCGCCAGACCCAACATCGACGCCATGCGGGTCGGACAGCGCCGCGCGCCAGGTGCGCCACATCCCCTTGAAGGCGTCGTAAGCCTTCAGCCCGTCAATCTGGTACTGGGACCCAGGAACGCTGTCTGGATCTGAGTGATAGTAGAACCCCTGGAGCAGGTCTAGATCCACCGCCCCGTTGTAGATCATGGCCCGCTTTTGCGGACCCTTCGTCACCGGCAGGGTGGTGCTCCACGTCGGAGACCCGTCAAGCGTCAGAACGCGCGAGCCGACACGCCAGATGCGGAACGAGCCCGCCATAGCCGACTCGTCCAGGTTGCGGACAAGCCACGCCTCGAAGCGGTCCTGGTGGTCCTGCGCGGAGACGATGGGACCGCCGAGGACCACGTTCCCCTGAGAGTCGAGATAGGGGCCGGGCACAGGTCACTCCTCCACGTTCTGGGTCATTGGCTGGACCCTGATGGCGGCGTGCCACCGAACGATCTGGACCTTACCACGCGATCCGGTCTCGCGGAAGCGGAACTGGTACATCCTCCCACGGCCGTCCACCTCAAGGTTCGGGCCAACGGACAGACGCCGCCTCACCCTTCCCGCGATGTCCGGGTAGATCGGGTACGCCAGGGGGTACACCAGAGGGTAGCTCCCCGTGGCGTTGGTCACTACGACGGCCCCGGGAATGGCGTGGTAAGCCCCTCCGTCAGACATCCGGACGTCGACCACAACGCTGGTCTCGTTGTCCCCCTCGACCTCCACCTCGATGTGGTCGATCAGCTTGTCGCACTCCGGCATTCCCGCGTCGAACCCCTGAGTCTCGTAGACCAGCGGGATGATGGCACCGTCGTCCGTGTGCGTCAGCGGGCTTGTCCGGTAGATGACGGAGGACGCTTCAGATCCCGTCGATCCGTCGGTGTCGTACATCTCCTCGCCGGCGGCACCGCCAGACCTGAGCCGCGTCGTGAACGTGTGGCCGGAGGGGCGCGAGAAGACGTCCAGCGACGTCCAGATCCTGCGGCCGAGATCCAAGACCAGACGTGCGTTGCACTCCGTCGAGCCGTCCAGCGGCACCCAGAGGTACAGCTTGTCCTGCCAAATCATGGCATGGCTCTTGTGCGCGTGCGCGTGCGTCAGGCGGCCCGGGAGAATCTTCTTGATGGGCTCGCTCACTGCCAGCGGGGTCACGCCGGCCTGTTGCGCATTCACGGTCTGGACCAAAGAGCGGTACTCGCCGTACTGATCCAGGAAGAACATCTCCTGTCCGATGGACACCACCGAAGAGCGCGCCGACGTACCGTAGCGTGGCTCCATGATGTTGCGGATCGCCTGCGTCTGAAGGTTGAAGGCCCCGCTGTTCCAGTCCTCGACAATCACCTCCTCGATGTACCTGTCGAAGAAGACAATGATGCTCTGCCGGTTCCACGGGCGGCACGCAACAGGCCGACCGCCGTTGTACGGAGACAGCAGGAAGCGACCGCCAACACCTGAACATGTGCCATCCTGGCACCAGTCAGTCATCGCTCCCGCCGCGGTCGGATTCGGCTTGCTGAAGTGCAGTTCCGCTGCGACGGTCAGGATCCAGGCCCTGGACATAGCAAAGCAGCCATCCACGCCGCCCAGCGGAGGCTCAACATTCAACAGGCCGGTCGACTGCGAGATCGCTCCGGCGGCGTCGATGATGTACGGCGCGTCGGCGGCACGCGGCAGGACGTACACACCGTCCGTGATCGGGAACATCACCGCAGAGTCGGTGAGGACATCCACCGGCCCTCCGGTCACCGGGAGCCAGGTGAGCAAGTCGGAGGTGTGGTAGATGTCCCCACCGTTCTGCGCAATGTACAGCCGTCGCAGCGCGGCGTCCGGCGGGTAGTGGTCGAGAGCTGCCGCGATCCGGAGGCTGGCGTCGACCAGGTCTTCGACTGGGACCGCGACGCGCCCGCCGCGCCTGGCCACCGTCGTCAGGTCGTCAAGGTCGACATTCAGCAACTGATGGGCAGTGCCAGGCGGGCCGTACCGAGACCGCAGCCGGTTCACCATGCCGCTCGACGGGGGCACACCGTCCAGAACAGCACGCACCTCACGGTCGTGTAGGTCGGGTCGGATCACCATACCGGCGAGTCCGTCCCGCCGATCAGATTCCCGCGACGCGGCCGGATAGCACGCCTGCCAGCGGGCTTGTTCTGGCCCATCAGGCGGTCCAGCGTGGACGCTGCGTCGAAGCGCCGCGCGCCAGACGGCTGCGGCTTGCCCAGCGTCGTCAGCATGGACGCTGTGGCAGACTCAATCAGGTAGGCAGAGACTGGAATCAGAGGTCTTTGGCGGTCTCGCGTCAGGCGCGGCGCCGTGCGCCAGTACGAGATCACCGCGCGGTAGTCGACGTCCGGGACCGGACCAAGCCTGTACAGCTTCCGCCTGTAGACGATGGCGCCCTGGACTGCGTCACTCTCCGGGATGGAGTCGCTCTCGATAGAACCAATCTGCTGTCCAGACTGTCCCCGAATCCTGATATGCCCGTGCCATCCTTCAGGGACCTCAACGCTCTCGATGGGGTACCCCGCTGGAAGCGTCCTTCCGCCAGCAATCGACAGGCCGGCGGAGAACGCGCCAGACAGCTCCTCCCACTTCACCTCCGCTGTCAGGCCGTCACGAATCCGAAGGCCGATGCGCAGGGTTCGCTGGCCGTCGTTGTCAGGAGAGTCCGCAATGATGCTCGCCCTGCCCTCTTCGTGCCTGGCGAACTGCGCCGTCGTGCCAACCTCGCAGGCGAACCTCGGAACGCCAGTCGTGTCCAGTGAGCTTCCCAGGCGCGAGAACAACTCCTCTGGGTCCAGCAGCTCAATCGTGGACGGCGTCGGATGCACCAGCTGGATCTTCTTGATCCTCCCGCAGTCGTTCGGGAGCGGGACCTCCGCCTCCCCGCCCTCAACGAAATACAGGCTGTCGAGGCCGAGATCGCCAGAGCGCTTGCCACTCTCAACAACGCGGACCAGCTGCGGCCACTCGTACTTCGCCAGGACGGTCGAGTAGGCGCGGTTGATGGCCAGTTTGATCTGCTCGGCTCGGCCCGCAGAGCGGTCTTCGATCTCGAAGCCGACAGCTCGGACCATCTCGGAGAACGGCAGGTACTGGTCGGCGTTCAAGGCGGTTAGAACCAGAAGAGCGAGTAGTCGGTCTGCGACGCACCAGCCTTGAGCCACAGCGGTCCCTGTCCGGGAATGAAGACACTGTTCGGCTGCTCTCCCGTTGCCGCCGGAGCCAGCGACCAGGTGGCGCTGTCCTCGTCGTGGCCAACAAGGAGGTCGTCTGCGCCGACGTTCGAGACCCAGACGCCGAGACGGCGGTCTCCTGCAAAGCCGAGAACCTCAATCCCCTCGTCGTCGACAGTCCCGGAAAGGAAGGTGGCCGAGCCCTTGTTGTGAGCGGCAATGGGCATGGCTGGGACAGGGCGCATCGGTGTGGGGTCTGACACGAGGTTTTCTCCGGTAATGGCCTGCAACCAGCGCTTCACGTCATCGACCAGCTCGTCTGGCGAGAGCGCATTCCTGTAGATGTCCGCGCCTTCGGCAATGGCGTCAGCCTCAGTCGCTGGGTCGATGTCGGTGAACACCAGCCGGACGTTGTGGTCCCCGCTCAGGGCAAGTGCTGCGGCAATCACGAACCAGTTGTCGTGAGTCGATGCGACGGCGGCCGTGTTTGTATTGTCGAACGGCGCCCCCATCGCGGAGTTCTCGCCAGCCGCGAAGTGGAACTTGACCAGCTTGTTGTCGTCGATCACCGAGGCGTGCGTCGCGTAACTGAGCGCACTCCAGGTGGCCATCTGTGCCGTGCCAGCCTGACTGATCGTCGCGCTCTGTGTGTCGTAGTGCGGGTCGCCACCAGCCGAAGGCCGCCTGGCGATGCTGGACAGGTAGAACGACGAAGGGAAGGCCGGAGCGTAGGACTGCCAGCTGTGCAGAATCATAAAGCCGAAGGCGTTGCGGGTCGGGATGCTGTCTTGCCCCACCCCTCCGGGAAAGTGATACGTCGCGCGCTCCACGCCAAGCATCCACGCCGCCGTGTCCGCACCACCCGAGGCTGCGTATGCGCCAAGCCAGTTCTCCACGGTCGGGTCGTAGCCCATCCGGACCGCGTTGCCGAGGATGAACTGCGTCAGCATCGTCATCGCCTGGTAGCAGTTCAGGCGGGCTGGATCCCGCATCGGGTGCGGACCACCTGACGGCTGGTAGCTGGCTGGCAGGCTGAACGCATCGTTCGTCGCCGGGACGATCATCCCGTTCCCGTCGTAGGCCGGGCCGTACCGTGGAGTGAACGTCGGCGTCTCCGCCCAAGAGTCGATGGAGAACTCCGTGTCAGACTCCGGGTTGCCCGTCTCCTTCGAGTTCCCGGTCCCGGCATCTCCTCTGGCAATGGGCATCGACGCGAGGATGACGTCGAACCCGCAGTCCAGGAACATCACCGCCGTCAGCTCGATGGAGCCGCCGACGCTCACGGGGCCGAGGAGGGGGTCCAGGTTGTTCGTGATGAGGGACGGGAGCCCCGTGTGGCGCAGGCCGGACGCCTGCGGCATCACGATCACCCGACGCGCGTTGCGCTGCGATGCCGCAGGCGACCTGAAGAGCGTCATCCGCAGGATTGGATGGTTCGCTCCAGCGGCAATCACCGCCGGCCCCGCGTAGTCGACCTCCCTCCACTCGGGATCCGGGGTGTAGAACAGCATCCGTCAGCTCCAGCCGCGTCGAGAAGACTCTCCGCGATGGCCACTGACGCGACCGGCAGGAAGCTCATCCAGGAGCGCGTCGCGTAGACCGGGGCGAAGGTCCCAGTCGGAATCTCCCGTACCGCACGGCACGCCGTACTGGAAGCTGGTCTGCCACTCGCTCATCTTCAGGACGTCGACAACGAACGCCGGCAACATGCCCTTGAAAGCCAGGTCGCGGCCCTTGTCGAACCCGCCAGAGCGGGACTCCGAGCGAGACTTTTCCGCATCCGTCAGGAAGGTTCGGACCTCGGAAGGGCGCTGGCGAGCCCAAAGGCGGAGCGCCAGACGCGCCTTCCTGCGGAATGCTTCATTCGAGACGAGAACTTCGGGCATGGAACCCTCCGCCGCCGATCACTCGAACCGCTCGATCACGACCTGAACCGCGAAGCCGTTCGGAGCCGTCAGCCCGGTCGACGACCCGAAGTCGTAGAACCACTGGACGATCAGCTCGTCGTCGTCTCCGAGGATGTCGAGTCCGGCGTTCAGCACCGCATCGGAGCTGACCGACTTCGCCCCAGTGGCGATGATGTTCGGGGCCACCGACATGATGGCATTCACGCCACCGGCCCCGCCGGAAGCGGTGTTCTTGTACGCCGTGACGGTCAGCACCGAGTCCGTAGAGCCCGTGCCAACGCCGATCTGGCAGGAGATTTCCGCAACCCTGCCGCGGCCCACCTTCACGCCGGTGGCCGCCTGACCGAGCATGTACCCGGTCAGGTCGGCTGTGCCCAATGCGCCGGAGGCGCCGTGGAAGTGCGAGAAGTGCAGGATTTCCAGGCGACTGCCGCGGATGCTGCCACCGTGTGTACGAGTCATCTCAGTTTCTCCGCTCAGATCGTGACGTAGTTGTGGATGAGCTGGCCGGAAGTCGCCGCCAGATCCTGGAGGCCCCAGTCGATCTGGAGAACCCCCTCGTAGTAGTCGCCGCGCGGCTGCGGCTCATAGAGCCGGGTCGGACGGAAGATGAACTTCTGCCACTGCTGACGCTCCATGGCGAACAGCGGGCCGGTGTTCGCCGCCACCGTGTACTGCGCGCCAGCGCCGTCGTAGTCCCCGCCGTCCAGGTAGAAGGGCCGCTCGGCGTGGAGATTCACGAGCCCCCACGGGGAGTCGTACACCTTGACGTGGCTGATGACCTTGTGCTCGGAGGCGTTGATGATTGCCGGCTTCGCGTCCGTGAAGAACGAGTCCACCGTGTGGCGCATCACGTCCGACATGACCACGTCCGTCGGCTCGAACCCGGAATCGTAGACGGGCTTCAGCAGGAGCTGCTTGAAGATCGTCTCAGTCAGGGTCGCGCCCGCGCCGCCAGTCACCTTCGAGGCGCCAGTCAGGCTCTGGACGATTCCGCGCGTCGAGCGCGCCTCCGGCTCACCCACCAGAACCTTCTTGCTGTTCCACAGCCGGTAGTTCAGGTCCCGCTTCAGCGAGCCCATGGCGATCTCCAGCTGCTGCTTCTTGACCTGCCCGATGGCAGGAAGATGCTGGTCCTCCAGGGTCGCTCCGGCGAGCTTCACGTTCTTCCGGGAGATCATCGGCACGTTCTCGACCCGCACCGGAACCCGCTCGTCCCCGTAGGTGAAGTCCGAACCGTCCGCGAAGGCGTTGTTCCGGTCGATGGAGTCCAGCTCAGTCTGAAGCCAGAACGGCCCCAGGGACTTGATGGTCACCTCGCCGAGCAGCGACCACAGGACCGTCTTGCCGGGAGTAATGTTGATGAGCTTCGGGTGGACGACCATCGCCCGGACGCCCGTGTTGTGCGTCCAGTTGTTGCCAGACGGAGGACCGCCGAAGTCGTAGGGAGATCCAAATACCATGGGATTGTCTCGGTCAGGAGACCGCGGTCAGGGCGAGGTCAGCCCCTGCCGGCGTAGTGGCCATTCACCGCAAACGCAGGGTGAACGCCATTCCCGGACAGGAACTGATCCAGGGCGTGATCCGTGGCCTCAGCGTGTTTTCCCTGATTGATCAGGGCCGAGATGTTCGCGGCAGCTCTCGTCCGGGGACCGCCCCCGGGGACACCACCAACGCCCAGCTCTAGGCGCCCGCGGACGCTCTCGCGCCCGCCTCCGCCTCGGCTTCCCACGACCTCCTCGAAGGCCCGCTCCAGCGCCATCCCAACGGCTTCGGAGTTCTTCGGGTCGATCTGTCTGTCCGCAAGAAACTGCTGAGCCCGCTCGTAGGCCGCCTCAACAACCGGATGGTCTTTCCGCAGAACCCCCTGCGGGCCAACCATCTCAGACATGAGCTTCGGGCCAACGATCTCCAGCACTCTGCGATTCATGGCCGCGCCACGCGCCTCTCCGGCGCGCTCTGCGCGAAGGCTCTCCAGCGCTGGCTGGTTGCGAGCCGCCGCCCGGCGGGCCGCCAGCTCGATGCGAGCCTCGTCCTCCAGGGAGCCGTCGCCCAACAGGCGCAGGCGAGCCTGGACTGCCTCGTCTTCGGGGGCCGCGGCGCCTGCCGCACGGGCAGAACGGGCCTCGCGCAGGAAGTGGTTCAGCTCCTCGTCGGAGAAGTCCGACACCTCCCGCTTGGCGGGCGGCTTGCCGCCGCCACCGCCGGCCTTCAGACCCTCGACAAGCCCGCGCATCTCCGCGAACTCCTGCCGCAGGGCCTCGTGCTCGCTGCGCATCGACTTGAAGCGCTTGCGGTCCGCGATGATCGACGCCCGGTCACTCTCGGAGAGAGCCGACCATCCCGCCTCGGAAATCTCCGGGACGAGATCCGTCGGCCGAACCGCGCCTTCAGCGCCCTCGGCGCCCTCGCCGCCAGCAAACCCGCCGAAGCCGTCGCCGCCTGCGTCGCCGCCAGAGAAGTCATCTGCTCCGAAGTTCATGTGTGCTCCTGTATCAGTGGGGAAATAGCGTGTCAAGTGGGTTTCTTGGCGGCCCTGAGAAATCTCTCGTACTCCCCGGCCTTGTTGGCCGCGGCGCGGCCGACAGCGCTTTCGCGGACCTTGGCCGCGGAGAGCGCCTTGACCAATCCGGCGCGCATTCGCCGTGAAGCAATGGCGCTCATGCGGAGTTCAGCCGCATCGGCCGGGGTGGCGTCCAACCACGCGGCGAACACCTCCTCCTCCTCCCGGTAGAGGAGGTACAGCAGGGCCTTTGCCCCGTCCGTGGAGCGGATCGCATCGAGGTCTTCGCGCATCCTGTCTGCGAAGGCAGACTCCGACTCTCCGGGCTGCGGCCCATAGACCAAAGCCTCTGCCTTTCTGCGCCAGTGTTCCGCCTCCTCCTCCAAGCCCTGGATCTCCTCGCAGAGATTCCGCGTTGCGCGCTCGGTGTCCCGCTCGGCCTCGTCCAGGACCATGCGGAGCCGCCGCAAATCAACGCGGGCTGGAATGAGCAGGTCAAGCAGGGCTGAGAGCTTCTTCATGGTCCTCCTTGGTTGGCCAGCGCGCCAGCGTCGACCTCCGTCTGGTGGCGGGCCTGGTCGGCGGCTTCGTTCAGGCGCTGGAAGTTCTTGTGCGGGAGCATCTCCCTGACCGCCTTGTAGAAGGCCAGCAGCTCCTCCGGGTTCGTCGGGACGTTGGCGTCGAGCTTCTCCGCAAGGGCCTTGATTTGCTGGAGCCGCTCCGCCTCCGCCTGCCGGGACTGCATGATCCCCTGGATCTGCTCAGACGGCCGCGGTGGCAGCAAGGCTCTGGCGGCCACGGGGTCGTCCTCCTCCATCACGTCGAGAAATGCTCGTGTGTAGTTGGGGACCCGCGTGATGTCCAAGTCGAGGATGGGCTTCCACTGCATCATCACCTGCAAGCGGCCCATCAGCCTCTGATACCTGGACGCCGGGTCCAGGTCTCCGGCAGACACAGCCGGCCGAAGGGCAAACTCGCCTCGGATCTGGGCCATGGTGAGGCGCTCGGGGCGCTCTCCGGCAAGCGACAGGTACAGCTCTTCCGGGCCGTGACGCAGGATCAGTCGCCAGACCTGCTGGAGTGCCTGCGCGTAGTCGTCCAGGACGACCATGGCGCGCATTCCCAGCAGCCGCTTCCTGGAAGAGTCGATCTTCCCGATTTCGGTCGCCGTCCTTGGGCGGTCGAAGTTTTCATCTGACGTCATCTGGTTGTCGAGGCCGCCGATCAGGCGCTCGGGCCACATCAGCAGCGAATGCAACATACGCTCCAGCGGCATTGTGTTCGACGCCATAGGGAACTGCACGATGTCACCGGCTGCGTCCACCGGAATCACGTCTCCGGGAGCGATGTCCTCGAAGTCCGGGTCCGTGAAGACCTTCCGCTTGGCCTGGAAGGTGGGGTAGGTGGTCAGCGTGACGGTGTTTTCCAGACCGCGGTACAGCGCCGTGACGTGCGCATCAGGGTCCTTCAGGATCTCGCCGACGCCGCGCGAGTCGAAGTAGTCGTCAGCGTTCGCCTCCATGGTCATCACGGTCAGCGGGACGGACTGGGCCTCGGCTTTGTAGAGAACCGCGCCGCTGTTGGGCTCGACGACCCGGTACACCATCTCGCGGACGCTTCCGCCCGTCCGATGGATCTCCTCGCGCGACCAAACGCGCCACAGCTCCACCGTGTCGCTATCATCAACGTCCAGGCCGGAGGAAGCCGCCAGTGTGCGAGCCAGTCGCTCTTGATACATGGAGTCTGTGATCAGCGCGTCGCGGCCTCCCTGCTCCGCCGCGTGCTCTGCGTTGCTCCACTCCATGTCGCGGGCCATTTCCTCCAGCTCGCCCTTAGGCACATGCGTCCGGACAACCACGCGGTCGCATCGAGACAGGTCAATCGGAGCGCGCGGAGGGAGGATGAGGTCCTGGATCTCCACGTTGCGCAGTCGCGGGCCGTCTTCAATCACGGAGCGCGTCACGACTTCCAGCGTTTTCTCGCTGGTCCCGTTGCGCAGGTAGGACATGATCTCGTTGCACGCGACGCGGTCGATCTTCTCCTCGTAGTCCAGCCGGTACAGGCGGATGACGGCGGACTTGATCCGATCCTCGTAGTGCTTGAAGAGTTCACTGTCCAGCGGCTGGACGGGCGCTTCGGATCCGAAGAAGGCCAGGATGTCCGGGCTGTTCATGTCCGGGATGGCCTGCATGAGCTGCTCGCGCTGGACCGCAGTGATCTTCGGGATCACGACCAGCTTGCCCAGGATGCCAGGCAGGGACTCTCGGCGGATCTTCTGGAGTTCAACGCGGGTGCGGTACTCGTACTCCGCGATCAGCACGCCGCGGCCGGTCTGAGCCAGGCTGGACAGGGCGTAGTTGAGCTGGCGCTTCAGGTCCTTCTGCCCGAACGTGCCCCAGCCTCTGGCCCATGCCTCCATCAGCATTTCGGCGGATGCCCGCGTGTCCCACGCCTGCGGATTCATCGGAACCATCCGGCAGTGCTTGCTGCCCCCGAAGAGCGCCGTCATCAGCGGGGCGACGATTTGGTTGCAGTAGGCGTCGCCGAGCGGCATGACGATGTCGCTGGCGCCAACCCAGGGCGAGGTCACACCGCGACGACCTGGATCTCCGGCGCCGTACCGCTTCCAGCGGTAGAACGCCTGTCGGTCCAGCCAAGACTGCATCATGGCGTAGTCGGACTTGATGCACTTGATGAGCCCTAGGATCGACTCGTGGGCGATTGGCTCTGTTTCCAGGACGTTCTCGCTCAGGCTGTCCGGGTGCTGCTTCATGCGTATCGACTCCTGAGCCGGGACTGAGCACGGCGAGCTGACGCCTCACGGAAACGTCGCCCGCGGTCGCGCCAGTCAAAGTACCACGGCTCGGACATCTTCGCGTACCGCAGGGCGTCGGCCGGGTCCTTGCCCATGTCCCGCACGCGCTCCTTGGGAGAGCGGCTGGCGTCGCGGTAGTCGTCGTAGATGTAGTGGTTCATCGCCCAGATCAGGTTCCTGAGCGGGTTGTCGGGCGTGGAGTGGATGATCAGGCCGGGGGAGTTCAGCTCGGAGAGCGGGGCGTCTGGGTTTGGCAGCTTGAGCATGTCCCTGATCTGGGTGTGCCCGGCTTCGATGCTGTCTTCGATCTCCACGTCGAAGTAGTACCCCCAGGGCTCCAGGAGCTGGGACATGCTCTTGCCGGAGCCAGCCGCTCCCACAGAGGAGGGTCCGGCGTTCGGGTCCATGCAGCGAAAGGCCACTCGGTCGCGGCCCCTGGCCTCCGCACCACCGCGGATCTTTACAGGGAGCGTGCTCTCGATCTCCTCGATGATCTTGGCGTAGTCGCTTTCGCCAAGGGAGCAGTCGCGGATCTTCTCGTAGTCCCGGGTTGGCCACTCGCGGACAGGGTGCAGGCGGCCGTGCGGGTCGAGGGCTGACCATAGCATGTACCAGGGTCGCCTCCAGGCCGGGTCGACGGACATGATGATGGGCCAGGAGGTGGCGAAGCCCTCGGCGTCGACAAGCGGGTCGGTGCCGGACAGGTGGATGTCTTCGTTGAACGTCTTGTAGACGCGCCCGGTCAGGTGCCGGAACCGGCCCCAGATGATGGCCTCCTGCTCCTCGTCGGTGAGTCCGACGGCCAGTGAGGCGATGGCTTCGTCCGTGTTGGACGGGTTGTCGTAGATCGAGAACTCCGTGGCCCAGACCCCGCGCTCGTCACCGCCCTTGTTGTGGGCGTGGCAATACACCTCGTCGTACAGCCAGCCAAACTCCGCCTGGCTTGGCGTGGCGGCGATGATGGCCTTGCCCCAGCCCCGAGAGCGCCCCGTGACCAAGCCGCGCTTGATGCCCAGCCAGACCTCTCTGGGCGGGACCTCGTCGCACAACACGCCGTCGTAGTGCCCCGACTGGAACACGGAGGTCTGCTCCCGCCCGACCTTCAGGAACTGCTCGTAGGTGTTGATCCGGATGACCGAGCCGTCTCGGAGAACTGCGGTGACCAGGGCCTTCTGCTGGTTCCGGACCTTGTCGACGATGATGTCACCGAGTCTCTGGAGCAGGTACGGCTCGATCACGTCCGGGACCGCCGTGCTGTAGTTGGGGGCGACAATCAGCCAGCGCCGCGGGATGCCCAGCGGGCAGGTCTTGGAGTTGTCCCACGGGCGACTTCCGCGGACCCAGGCCGCAAACTCGGACATCGCCGTGAAGGTCTTGCTGCTGCGGCGTCCCCCTCCGATCACAAACGTGTGGTGCTCGGGGTCCTTGCAGGCTTCATGGAAGGCAATCGCTGGGGTGTGCGGTTTGGCGGTGGTTCCGTCTGGGCGGATCCAGCCGCCGTTCAGGTACTGGCGGTACTTCACCGCAAGCCAGCGGTTGGCCATCCGCTCCTCGACAGCCTTCAGCCGCCCCGAGGCGCGCACCAGGAGGTCGATGCGTGCCTGGTCAAGCACCCTGACCTCCGTCCAGCTCATCCAGCATGGCGATGGTGGCGTTCAGCTCCTCTCGGAGCCTAGAGCGGAAGGCAGCGTCGTCAAGAGCCGCGTACTCCCGCCGCACGTCATCAACAGTCTGGCTGTCCATCAGGCGGGAAAGCTCGAAAAGCACCCTGGCCGCGTTCTCGCTGCCCGAAGACGCCTTGCCGCAAAGCGCGGCCTGAATCGCCGGGAGCTGGGGAAGAATCACGAACTCTACCGCAGTGCGGTTCAGGATCCGCGGAAACTCCGCCGTCTGAGCCATCTGAGCGTACACCTCCGGCGGAATCCCCGCCCGCGCCAGCCGCTCAAACGTGTTCGCCGGACGACGACCTCCCTTCACCAAAGGGTCGGCCACCTCATGGGTCTGGTCCGTAAACGCCAGCGCCACCTTGCGCATCAGGTCCGGACTGACACTGCTCTCCACAGACTCTGAAGGGCGGACAAGATCGTCGCGCACCAGGCCCATCTGAGCCCGGCGCGTCTCCTCCATGTACGCCCTCAGACGACTCGCAGCACCCTCCGGGGCAAGAACCGTCAGGTCCTCAGACGGCAACGGTCAACCCTCCGAAGGAGGAGCTTCATCCGCTTCAAGCTGAAGCAACCCCTGAACCTCCTTGACATGGACCTCGTCCACAACCTTCCGGATGTGGAACAGACGCCCGTTCTCCAAGTCCCGGCTGACCCGGAACGACAAACGGCGCTTGGCCTTCAACGCCTCCTTGCGGACGTACTGAACCGCCGCGACCAGGCGCCGCTCAAAGAGGTCTACGTCCATCCCCACCGCACCATCCCCCATCTCCACGTCGAGCTGAGTCTCCATCGTCAAGCCCGACAAACCCGCGCGCACCTCCCGCCAGTACCCACCACCGCCCCGGCCCCTTCGAGCAAACGCATCGAAGTTCAGCGGAACCGTCCGGACAATCGGATGATCAGAACTCAAGGAACACCTCCCATAGAACCGGTCTCACGTCTCCAACAAACCCTACCACCCCACAACCCACACGTCAACAGGAAGATCCCCGAAGAAAATGCTTGACACCAAAGGAAAAGAACGCCAAGCTGGGGCTTGCGGACCGAAACCGACCCCGGGAACTACCAGCCCCAGCCCAGCTCCGGCTTG